CTAATTCTGGATGAAGTAATAAGAAGTTGATACATCTAGTATCTATTCCTGCTTCTTCTGCCCATTGTGCCCATACATTAATGTCAAACTTTAAATTAGCAGTTACATATCTGGTTTTCTGTGCACTATCAACACTGTTAACCATATAGTCACCATTGTCTGGGTTAGCTGTTAGTATAATATGCCAATCTTTTGGAAGAGTCCAAGAGATATAAGTTTGTCTATCTATTAATTCCATAACAGCTTGAATAATCCTTCTATCTCCGCGGTTCCAATCATCTAGCAATAGAATTCCACCTTCTTTTTTATCAGCAATCCATTCTGGTGGACAATAAGACATCCTGTTCTTACCTGACATTTTATATCCATTTTTTAGATATTCTTGTACGGCAAGTTCATCAACCCACAATCCAACTTTTCTAGTTGTTGGCATTTTTAATTGTGCTAAATCTGATGAAGCAGCTGTTCTTTGTGCTGCTGTATAGGATATGTCATTTGTTTTTTGGGAAACTGTTGTTTCTTTATACATCTGAAACTGACGAACAGGAAAACCAACTAAATCTCCTAGCTCTTCAATTTGAGCAAGATTTACTTTTACAAAATTTAAATTATTATCTTGGGCCAATTCAACAATGGTTGATGTTTTACCAATTCCTGACTCACCAACTACTTCTACTGAAACAGAATTTTTTCCTTCTTCTTGTAGGAATCTATTATTTGTAATAATATGATTTATAAAACTTTTTAACTCTGTTACGTTTAAATTTACTTGTGCCATTTTTTATTTGATTTTATTTAATTCAACTTCAACCATATTTGTAATCCTTGTTAGCTCACTAATTGGAAGTTTTAAATCTATATGCAAAGCCCTCCATACCTTATCAAGGGCCCTTTCTTTTTTTGTTTTATCTAACATGTTAGTTTAATTTTATTACTAGTCCTGGTAACTCATCATTCATATCAGATATACTGCTAAGAACCCACAGGGTGTTCTTTGGACAATCTTCTGGGGGATGTGCCTCACCATCTGTTAAATATATAAGTGCCGTATATGACCCTTTATTTTCATTATAGTGGTCTATTACAGGTTGGAATGAAGTCCCACCTCTACCGTGTATTTCCCAATCTTTTTTTGGATTAAATTCTATAACACTTTTTAATCTAGTATCACATTGAGCTACAGATATTTTATGACCTGTTTTAGACATGTGTGCTAATTCATTATAGAATTCTTTTAGCTCTTCTGTATCTACAGATCCACTTGTGTCAACACCAACAAGAATATGGTTTTTAAATTTAAGCTTAAGACCTGGGCTTTCTGAATAACGCTTGTTGTACTTACGTCTTAATTTCTTGGTATAAACTATACTAGAGTTACCAACAAACCTTCTTAAATAACCTTTCCAATCAAACTTAGCGGGTTCAATATGTAAAAGCCTATTAATTAATTCAGACAGCTCACCTGGTATATGCCCTTGTTTTTTAAGAGTTTGTTCATTGGCTTCTTTAAGTTGATGATGAATTTGTTTTTCTAATAACTTTTTATCAGCCTCAGATAATGCATCAAACTCTTCCCAAGTAGAATGACAATAAGTTGATTGCCCATTCATTTGATTCATTAAATTATCTAAAGAGGGAGAAGTACCATCCTCTTGAGCTTTTTCCAAAAGATTGTAATAAACTTTAGTACCTGCTTTATGGGGTAAGTTTAATTCTGGAAAACTACTTAGTAATAACCCTCCTTCTGGAAGTTTAGATTTAGAAATATATTGATTAATCTCTAGATCTGCAGCTATATTAAATAACTTATGATCTGAATAAAGATCTCTCATTATTAAATGTCCAAAAGCTATATGTAATAGCTCATGTTTAATTAATCCCACTCTATGGTCATCAGATAAATCTATATAAAATTCTGGATTAATAGTTAACTGCATTCCAATACCGTGTTTACTAACACCTGCTGTAGATATTCTATTGCTAAATTGTTTATTAATACCAATTAAAAAGAGCCCGTAAAAGGGCTCATCTAAAATTAATATTTTAGTTGTTTTTGCAACTAAATCTTGTATGTTCTTCATTGTTTTATGTTGTCATTATTTTTAATAATATTTTTTTATATATCATATCATTACCTTTAAACTTAATTAAATCACGGATGCTTTTATAAGTTAATTCTAAAGGCTGAAAATTTTTATCTATAGTTTTTAAAAATCTCCTTCTATTCTCCCAGTGAAGCGATTTAGTGAATAAAATATTTAATATATCTTGATCTTTATAATTTAAATTAATATAGTTATTATATCCAATTTCAAAATCATCACTTAAACCATTCATTAAAGATCTAAGACTAAAAAACTCTTTAACTGTTATCTGCCTCATCAGGTAATATTTCTATATAAACACCTGGGTTTTTTTTATCATAAGTATATTGAATAAACACTGGTAAAATAAATTCTGCATTATCATCTTCAATCCATCCTGCTTTGACCATATCATCCTGTACTGTTTGTGCAGGATTTATATAATCAAATTTATGACGTGTGCCACGAACAAATGTAAAAGATATTTTTGCAGGTAATGTATGTTTAGCTAGTTCTGCTTTAAATTCATCTGCATATTTTGCATAATAATCTTTGGCTACTTTTCTATAATTCACTACAGTTTTACTTGCAATAAAATATTTACCTGTCCATCTTCTTCCGTTTTTACTACTGGGCACCGATCCTGGTATAAACCATTTTTTATTTTGCATATTATTTTAAATTATTGCCCCACTAGGTAATAAGTACAGATCATCACCTATATAAACACCTTCACCAGAATCCTGATCTTTTAAATGGTGATATAATTTTCTTAAAGATGGATCCTCTTTTATCACTTGTTTTTTTACCGGCTTTTTCTTTTCCATATTATTGTTTTAATGTTGATTTTAATAAAGGTTTTAAATGAGCATGCACTTTCTCAAAACCATGTTCTTTCATAGCATCTGATATGTCTTTGCATATAGTTAATGCAAATCCATTGATTTTATATGCATTTACATATCTTTCAACAGCGCTAAGCCCCGCTTCATCATTATCAAAAAGAGTAATTACTTTCTTGTACTTTTTCTTTAAGTGCTCAATGACATGCGGTTTAATCATAGTATTCTCACTATCTGGAGCTATAACTTCAATATTATAACCCATACTCTTTAAACATAATGCATCCTTCAGTGAAGAACATATTACTAAGTATGGTTGATTGAATTTTAATTGATCATATCCCTGCAGATGAGATTTTACTTTATGAAATTTATGTTTGCTTTTTGGCTGATAGATTTTATATATCTCACCATCCTTATCAAAGTATCCATAAATTTGCTCACCCTCTATTTTTAAAGATTTAATTTGGCCATCATCTTCCTTAATTAAATTATAATATTTTATGGGCTTAACATTATATTCATTTAATAAAGACATGCCAATTCTGTAAGATAGCCAATAGCCACTATCTTTTTCATTCCAGGGTCTTAAATCAATAAAATCAACTTTCCATTTTATTGCAGGTTTAAATGTTATTTGTTTAAACTCTTTACCTTTAACATATAAATTATAATCATCTAGAATTTTTATAATAGATAATGAATAATCTACATTAAACATAAGCATAACCAAATCAATTTTACTACCGCTTTTACCAGTTGAAAAATCTTTAAACTTATATTGATTTATGTTTTTGTCTACATAAATACAAAAGCTTGGTGTTTTCTCATTAGGATTGAAAATTGATAAAATTTTTACATCCTGACCTGTTAAGGGTTCTGATAAGTTTAAATAATATTGAAAAACCCAATAGCTAGGAATATCTGTTATTTCTAAAACTAAATTTTTAGTGTTGAACATATTAATTAAGTTAAAAAAAAAGGGGGAGCACTACACTCCCCCTCAATTTTATACAATCAGATTATAAATCAAAATCATTGCCAGATGCTTTAGCTGGCTCAAATTGACTTACCTCATCAGATTCTTTTTTAATTGCTTTTTTATAATGATTTTTATCATCAGTATTAAAAATAATTAATTTACTTGGCTCTGCATCAATAGTTTCAATTGGTACGTTACCCTTGCTGATTTTTGGTAAAAATAAATCATCATTGATATAACCGTCTTTATTGATCCATTCTTTAGATCCAAGACACATGTTTACATAATTAGAATTAGAAAATAACCCATTACATGCCGCCATAAACTCTTCAATGGTATTTGCTTGAATATTATCAAGTTCTTTTCTTTTATCTAATGCTTCGGCTAAAAACACCATTCCCTTCATAACCTCAGTATCTCTACTAATTTCATTTCCGTTAGGTAAAATATTATCTTTATATGGATAAGGATGAAATCTTACTTTTCCCACTTGACCAGCATAACGTGGCCCATCAGGTTGATTGGTATCTTTTAGAAATCCTTGAAAATCATCACCTTTTGGTTCAGTTTCTACATGCAATAAAATATTGTATGCATTTGTGTCATAAGGTGTTGGTACAAAGCTTAGACTATTAATCTTTAACAATTGATTACCTGGGCCAACTACTGGCTTTTCTTTGCCTGATGCGGCTGACATTCCGGTTGTACTTAACATAGCTTTTTAATTTTTAATTAATTATTAGTTTATTCTTCGTATTTTTTCATGCAGTCTTTAACATACTGCAGGTTGTTTGGAATGAAGAAATCTTCAAACATACCTTGAGGTGATTTACATGTGTTCTCTCCATTGTTTTGAGTTTCAAAACCATATTCAAGAACACCATCATCATTTTTATTTACCTTACCAAATAATACTATAGAAAACAGACCCTCCAAAGTTAAAGTATTGTCAATCATTTTACCAATAGTTTTGGCTTTGATTTTTCTATTTCCATTAATATCAGTTGAATCTTCTGAGTGAGTTAAAAAGAAAACAGTTAAATCATCTCTTAAATCTTTTGGTAATTTTGCCACCATGGCAAGATTAGCCGCAATCTGAGTAAATTTATCATATCCTTTTTCATTTGCTCTATCAAAATATTCAAAAGAGCTCATATATTGCCAATCATCAATAACTAAGGTTTTAACATGTGGCATTTTTTGATCTACATGATGTACAGCTTTAACAATTGCTGCAGCAGATGATGTTGATACTAAATTCCCCGTAGGGTTAGCTTTATTTGCTACTTTATAATTTGATTTCCAACCTTTAAAAGGCAAAGGTTTATTTGCAATATTTATAATGAATGTTTCATCTGGTTTTAAATCTCTAATTGAGGTAGACTTACCAGTTCCTGAGTCTGCAATTACTAATACACTTTGTGCCATGTTATTTATTAAATTTATTTATTACTTTAGTTAATGTGATTAATGTTTGATTAATCTCTTCAAGTTTATCTACTAATAAAGATGTGTCAGACATTTTATCAGGATTGGGTAAATCAAACAATGTGGTTTGACTTTTGTCTAGCATTTTTGTATTAATAGAACCCCCGTTAACCGCTTCTTTTTTATTATTTCTAGTAACTACATCATTAATTACTTTAAGCTCATTAACGGCAACCATATGCCTTTTATATCCCTTATTACTTTCAATTAATTCAAACTCTTCTTTCCAGTGAGGGTTATGTTTTAATAAATATAAAGTTCTTTTAGGATCTTCACTTACATAATCTATACTTACAAATTCTGTATAAATATCCACTTCTTTTTCTAACTCACTGGGAAAAAATCCCAAATGCAAATCATCTTTGCCACTGGGCCTATGGGCCATTTTAGGTATAAACTCTGCATTAATTATTCCCATTGTTTGAAAATAATCTTCATGATCTTTTCTTAGGTCATCAACGCTTTTCTTTCTTTCTTCTACTGATATTGCCATTTTGTATTATTTTAAAGTTCTTAATGGTTTTAATTTTAAATCTATGTTTTCTAAAAACCAATTGTTATTTTTAATATGTTCTTGATAAATCCATTATCTTCTTTCTTGTTGGCCAGGTGTTTCCATTTCTTCAATTTTCATTTGTTCAAATTTTGCTTTGAAAAAACTCATTCGTGCATCACCATTCCTTGCTTTAAGGAAGTGTAATACTAATGTTCGATCATTTTCAATAATATATCTATCAGGGCCATAAAATCTAATCTTCTGTTTAGCTGGTCTATTGATACCTATTAACATATCTGCATGCTGTAACATAGCATCTGAGCCAAATATATCTGACTCAAGGATATAATTACCATATTTACCATCTATTGCTCTTTCTGGATGATCAATATTTCTATTAAGCTGAGATAGTGCAATAAATAAACATGGATAATCTCTCTTACACTGAGTAAAAAACTCTCCTAATTCAAATAACATATCTAATGTGTTATTCTGATAAGGTGCTCTTTTTACTAACATGGTATGATCTAAAGTAATTATAGTTTTTGCACCCTTGTGCAAACTCATATAAGCATCAACTTGCTCACGCATTTGATTTACTGTCATAGGGGTAGAGATAATATCCACAGGATTTTTAACTCTTTCTTTAGCATATTGATAGCAATTATTAATTATATCAGTGCTAATAGTACTACCTGCACTACACAACTCTTTATATGTCTTGCCTGTTATAGAACTAAATTCTCTAATGGCTGAGGTTCTACCCACCATTTCAAATTGAAATTCCAAAACTCTAAAGTCATCATTAGGGTTTAATGTAAATGATTCCCTTATAATTTGATCTTTAATTAATGTTTTACCTGATCCAGGTCTACCACCAATTACAGTAAGAGTATTCCATTCTAAACCATCAGTAGCTGCATCATTAAACTTAGGCCAAGGAGTATATATAGATTTTTCTAAACCTTTTTGTCTAGCATCCATATACTTTAATGCTTCATTGAAGGCTGCATATTGACCTACCCAAGCTTGTGAATTATTACTCATACTACAGTTTCTTTAAAGTGATTCTCTTCAGTATCAATACCATCTTTTATCATATCACAATAATCCGCTAAAGTAGAAGACTTTACTTTATATTTATCCTGTTTGCAAATAAAATATTGACTGGTTTGCATATACATATACTCTTGGTCTCTATATTCATTTACATACATTCTAGTAGCTTCAAATATTTGGTCCCAAGTAGAATCATATGTTTCAAAAAACCATCTAAAAGATTCAGAGAGCATTTTTACATTAACTCTAGCCGGTTTACCACTGGGTAATTTTTTATTTGGAAATATTTCTCTATAAACATTTATATTATCAACAAAACTTTTACCCATTAACTGAATACTAGTTTTTTTCTTTGCTTTTATAAAATAATTATCCAGATGGGCTATAAAAGCTTTACCATCAGGTGTTAGTTTATATTGCTCATCCTCTAATACTATATACTTTAACTTGAGTAATGCATCTTTGTCATCTTGCAATATTTTCGGCAATGCTATCTTCAAGCTCATTCCGAATAATATAGCTGTTTGATTCGGTGTTAATTGGTTCTTGAAGATTATTTGAAATAGTTCCCACATGCTTTTCTATATTAATTTTTACTTGATTGTATACTTTAGCAAAAAGTTTATCTTTAGTTTCCAGATAATTTTCCACTTGTCTAATACCATTAATGATTGTGGCATGATTTCTTTCAATTGATTTTCCAATTGAAGTTTTACTATAATTAGCGTTCTGCCACACCAAATAAACTAATAGTTGTCTATGCATTACAAAAACTTTTTCCCGGCATCGTGCTGTAATAGATGAGTGGCACTTAAATTCTGGATAGTTTAAAATGAGAGATTCATAAACAATGTTTTTATACTGCTGCAAGTTAAGACCATCATCTAGATCAATTGTATCTAAATTAGAGTTTTCTTTTACTTTTATGTATAGATCCACATTATACTTACGAAACATTTGCATTCTAAATCTTTTAATAGCCACTTTGGCTGTATTATTTTGATTATCAGACATTTATAGTTTTTTTAGGATAGTAAATTTAGTAATATTTTACCAATTAATCAAGGATTTTCCTTGTTTTTTTAGTTCTTCATTTACTTTATTAAAGACATCATTTGAATCCCATGTGCCACCTCTATAGGCAGCTGAAGCTGGATGTGCACATTTGAAAATTATTTGATTAGATAATAATAACTGCCATGATTCAGCTTTTCTTCCCATTAGGATAAATACTATATCACTATGTTTTTTGTTTAATGTAGAAAATAAATATTCTGTAAATGGTTTCCATGTATAATAATGGGCCCCCACTTTATTTATTTCACAAGTAAGTGCTGTATTAATAAGTAGTACACCCTGGTTAGCCCAACGTCTTAAGTCAACATCCGCATCTTCATCTTCAAGAGCTTTAAGTATATACTGTAAAGATTTTTCTGCTTTACCTTTATTACTACAACTAAATGCTATACCATCAGCTACCCCTAATTGAGGATACGGGTCTTGACCTACAATTACCACTTTTAAATTATTATAGTCACACTCTTTAAATGCATTAAATATATCTTTAAATGGAGGAGTAAATCTACGTCCACCATCTACAAGAGAAATTAATGAATCTATTACATGATTAAATGCTTTACTATCAATAAAAGGATCTAAAACTTGATCCCAATTAGATGTTTTTACATTTAATTTTAATTTGTTTTTTAAATTGTTTATGTTTATGTCCATAAATATGTATATTTGATTTAAATTTATTAATTATGTCTGAAGAAAAAAGATTACAAACAGTTTTTACTTATGATCACTCTAAATCAATTACAGGAATAGAGTTATCTACCGCATATATAACAGGTCTTCAAAGATTGTGTAATCAAATGATCATGGATTCAGATAGAATTTCAGAGATGCCTCAAATCTTTAAAAAGTTTGAGCTTATGCTGAATTTAAAAGATGGTCAAAGTTTACCAGAAGATATTAAATTTGATGGATTTGAATCAGATTTATATACCTTATTTTCTATGTTGCAATATTTTAGATTTAAAGCAAGAGAACAAAACTTAGAAATTGCTACTGAAACAGATGCTACTATGGAAGACATAGCAAGTTTAACTAGTATGATTGAGAATAAAGAAGATTTTGCAACAAAACTTAAAGAAATTAATGATAAAATGAAAGTGGTTAGATAACTATCTTAAATTCATATTATTAAATTCTCCTATTGCAACACATGCTTGTATTGCAAGGTTTAATTCATCTTTATCACAATCTGCAAAAGATTTACAATACTCTTGTTTATCTCTTACAAAGCATAAGCCTGCTAGTCTTTTTACTTCCATTTTGGCTTCAACAAATGTATAGCCAATTTCTTGTGCTATTTCTCTAATCATAGCATGTAAACGGGCTAATTGAGGATTGCTCCCTTTATCACCGCTCACACCTATAAATATCTCTAACTTAGAGTCATCAGGTAACTGTTTTAAAAACTTTTTAAACTTGGTACCTGTAGCTTTTGTAGGAAAATACAATTCTCCATCTTTAATTGATGCTTTTACGAATAAGTTATCTTTCATAAAAACATTACTGTATATAATAAAGCTAGAGCAACAAAAATAATTGCTCCATAACTAGCCCATTGAAGTATCTTCCAGGTATTTTCTATTCTTTTTGGACTTCTACC